CGTACATGGGTCCATTTATGGCTTACGAAGTTGTAACAGATTGGCGTCATACTTGGTTAGGTGACGAAGCTATAGATATAATGTCTTGGGCGAATCCAGGTCCAGGAGCACGAAGAGGTTTAAATAGAATACATGGTAGACCGTTAGAGAAAACAATTAAAATAAAACAATGTGTACAAGAGATGCGTGATTTACTGCATGCCTCGCCTGACCTTATAGGTGTACATGTTCCCGATTTAGAAATGCGTGATATCGAGCATTCCCTTTGCGAGTTCGATAAATATGAGCGTGTAAGAAATGGCGAAGGAAAACCAAGGAGTCTATATAAACTATGAACAATCCATATACTAAATTTGAAAAGATGCGGACTATCGCACAAACTGATGTAGACTGTTTAGAAAAAGCAGAAAAATCTTACGGTGAGTCTTGGAAAAACCGTGGGGGTGTTGGTGCATTTATGATGCTGGCTCGTAAATGGGACAGGCTAGAAAACCAAGTTAAAAAGTTTGATTACGATGTATTTAAAGCGTTTCAAGAAGATACCAGACCAGAGGGAATACTTGACGACATACAAGATTTGCGTCGGTACTTAATTTTGGTTGAAGAACATGTAACACAATATCCATTGGGGGAAGATTATAAATGAAAATATTAGTAACAATGTACGGGATCAATAGTCCTGGAGGAATTATAAACCACAACGAGAATTTAATCTCTGGTTTTAAAATGCAAGGGCATCATGTCGATTTTATAGAACTTGTTTGGCGTACAGACATAAAGGCTAAAACTACTAAAAGCCAAGACGGTTACGAAATGCGAGCCTCAGAAATTCCTGTTCATCAGGGTAAAGGCTGGTTGTTTCCTAAGAAGAATAGATTCCCATATAAGGGTGACTACAATCTTCGTAGGTGGAAACAGTATGTTGCAGAATACGATGTAATAGTCTGGCAAATACCTGTTCCTACAAAACAAAGAGATAACGAGGGGAATGTAGATTGGCTACAACTTTATGATTTACCTGACAGAATAAAACAGATAGCTGTTATTCATGATGGTAATATGGAGAAAAGCTATCCTTGGATTAGCCAAATATCACACCATTTAAACGGTTTAGCTTGTGTACATCCTTGTGCTTACCATGGTGCTGCTGTATTAAATGTACCTCGTGCTTTAATATTTAATCCACAAAGTTTAAAAGATGTTGATGATAAACCTAGTTGGAGCAGTAGAAAAGATGGGTTTATATCTATGCAAACATTTAAAGGTTGGAAACATGTAGACGATTTAGTAAGAGCTATACCACATCTTTCCCCAAGCATAGAAAAACTCATGGCAGGTGGAGGCATAGAACACAACTACATGACATCTAAAGATAAGTGTAAAGAAAACTATTTTGTAAACTCAGAAAAAGATCCTGATATCAGTGACTTACATCACGGTAGAAAAATTTGGGATGTGGCGTTAGGACACGGAATGCAGTGGTTTGGTTATTTATCGGAAGCAGTTGTACGAGAAAAGTTACGCACAGTTAAATGTGTTATAGATCCTTCTTGGTCTGTAGCTTATGCAAAAGTTGGTGATCATTTTAACCGTGTAGTCGTGGATGGGATTATTGAAGGAACAATACCTATAGCTAGAAATTACGGTATCTCTACAAATGAAGAAGGAATAGGTGAAGTATTCAAACCTTATGAAAACTACATAATGGTGCCTCATGATGCTTCTCCTTTAGAGTTTGCAAAAGTTATTGAAAAAACAATATATATGGATGAAGGTTTAGTCAGTGACATACAAGAAAACAATAGGCAACTATTAAATCATTTTGAAAAAGAAAGAGTTGGGTTACAGTTTCTTTCTTTAGCTAATGGTCACCCAACAGGTTTTTATGGCAAACTAGAAGTAGGTACTGTAAGCGACAAAGTAAAAACTAAAACCCAAGAGATCATGACTGATTTCTTTAAATTAACAAACGAAACATAAACGAGGATTATAGTAATGGCAAAAGAAATAAATTGTAGGAATGTTCACGAGGCATTTGCTTTAGGTATGGACGCATTTAGATGGAGTACTTGTGTAGAAGAACAGGACAGTAGAGCTGGTAAGACCCTAGAGTTTACAACTCCTGTTATCACAACATATCAAAAACCTTGCGAGAGAGTTCTATTCTGGAAACCTCGGGATGCTAATCCTTTTTTCCATTTTATGGAAGGTATGTGGATGCTACAAGGTAGAGAAGATGTAGACTTCTTAGTTAGGTATAACAAAGGTATGTCTGCATTTAGCGACAACGGTGCAACTTTAAACGGTGCTTACGGTTATCGTTGGCGTAATTTTTATAGACAAGACCAGCTAACCGTAATAATAAACAGGTTAAAAAAGAACCCTGATGATAGAAGATGTGTTGTAGCTATGTGGGAATGTGATAATGATCTAGATAGAAACACATTAGATACACCTTGTAATACACAAATCTATTTTAAAATTAGAAACAATAAATTAAACATGACTGTTTGTTGTAGGTCTAATGATATGATCTGGGGTGCATATGGTGCTAATGCAGTGCATTTCTCTATGCTACAAGAATATATGGCTGGTAGAATAGGTGTTGATGTTGGTGTTTATAACCAAATTAGTGATAGTTTTCATGTCTATGTTAAATTGTTTAAACAAATGGACGAGGCTATGCCCGACCAAGATTACTATTCTTTAAAATATCCTATGATACATAATCCATACGAAGAACAGGTAAAACCTTATCCCATGGTTAGTGAGCCAGATCACTTCGACGAAGACTTAGAAAAGTTTTTTAAGTTTTGCTACAACAGTGCTGAGGATTATGTTTACTCTAATCAATTTTTTACAGATGTGGCTATTCCTATGGAAAGAGCTTGGCAATTACATAGAGAAGATGGGCAAACACAAGCAGCAATTAATCTTTTAGATGTGCTTTGTAAAGCTGAAGATTGGAAAGTAGCCTGTATAGACTGGTTACAAAGTAGGCTGGATAACAAAGAAGAAGTAAAAGATACAGAAGCTGTAATCGGTGAAGAGGAGGAAAAAGATGTCGGACCATGCCACAAATAAAACTTGGTCGTACAGTAGGCTCTCAGTTTTTGAGCAGTGCCCGAAACGATACTACTATGCGAGTATAGAAAAAATACCAACACCACAGCATCCTGCTGCGATGAGGGGTACAAATATTCACAACGATGCTGAGCTCTACATAAAGGGTGAAGGTAAATTAACTAAACCTTTAGAACAATTTAGAGAAGGGTTTGAACAACTTAGGGAAGGTTATATAGAAGGAACTGTATCTGTAGAGGAAGACTGGGCATTCGATCTCGACTGGCAACCTGCTGGTTGGAAAGAGAAAAATACTTGGTGTCGCTATAAAATCGATGCATACATCAAAAAACCCGATCGTACAGTAGTCATAGACTTCAAAACAGGTAGGTATATGGGCAACGAGGAAACACACGAACAACAATGTGCCCTTTATGCAGCTGCAACTTATCGTAGAGACCCAAGTATTGAAAATCTACAAGCTGAACTATGGTATTTAGACCACGGTAAAATTTCTAGACACTCTTATACTGTTGAAGAGATAAAAGGAAGACAAAATGTTTTTCACGACAGAGCATTAAAGTTAACGGAAGCCACTGAATATCCTGCGAAAGCAAGTGTTCAGAATTGTAAGTGGTGTCATTTTGGAAAAATAGGAGTGTGTAGTGAATACAGATCAATCTAAAGTAAGTAAAGTTTTAAGTATTCTTGAGGGTGGTGAGGTAAAGCGTTATCACACTATGCTTATCGTTGGGGAACAAAGTGTTGCTAGCCATTCTTGGGGTGTAGCTCTAATACTTAATTGGTTAAAACCTGATGTAAGTAAAGAAGCATTATTAAAAGCCTTAACTCATGATGTAGCTGAAAGAAGAACAGGAGATATGCCTGCACCTACAAAATGGAACAACCCTGACTTAGCTAAAGAGCTATCAATTGTTGAGAAAAACATAGAAAAAGAACTTGGTGTTGCTTATGAAATAAGCGAAGAAGAAAGAGAGCTTTTTAAACAATCAGATATGTTTGAACTTTTACTGTATTGTGTAAACCAAAGAAGTTTAGGCAACACTAATGTAAATGTTGTGTTTAGTAACGGTGTTGAGAAATTAGTTGATATGAAACTTAATTCTAGAGGGAAAGCACTTTTAGGTTATTTAGTTAAATCTTATGGAGCAACTGAGTGATACAAAAACCAATGTTTCCACCCAGATCAGATTGGGTTGCTCCTGAGATACTACCTGATCTTTCATCGGCTAGTCGCATAGCAATCGATTTAGAAACGAAAGATCCTAGTCTTAAACTTTCTGGTCCAGGATGGGCGACTGGTGATGGACATGTCACAGGTATAGCTATCGCAACTGATGGATGGAGTGGATATTTACCTATACGACACGAAGGTGGTGGAAATTTAGATGCTAATTTTGTGTTTAAATGGTTAAGTAAAACCTTGTCTACTAACTGTGATAAAATATTTCATAATGCTTTGTACGATGTTGGTTGGTTAAGACGAGAAGGCATTTTGCTTAATGGTAAGATCCACGATACTGTAATTGCAGCACCGTTGATAGATGAAAATCGTAGGCAATACTCTTTGAATTCATTAGGCTTAGACTATTGTGGTGAAAAGAAAGATGAAACTTTACTCACAGAAGCAGCAAATTCCTTTAAAATCGACCCAAAAGCCGAGATGTACAAGCTTCCTGCAAAATTTGTAGGAGTATATGCCGAGCAAGACGCTGTATTGACCCTAAAATTGTGGGATAAACTAAGAAAACTCCTAGAAACACAGAAATTAGAACCTATTTATGAATTAGAATCTAATTTAATACCTCTTTTAATCGAAATGCGATGGCGAGGTGTCCGTGTTGATGTAAACAAAGCCGAAGAAACTGTTGTTAAGCTAAAGCAACAGGAAAAAGAATGCATTAAACAAATCAAATACAAGTATGGTGTTGATGTAGATGTTTGGGCATCCACAAGCGTCGCTAAAGCATTCGATAAGGCAGGGTTAACTTACCCTAGAACACAAAAAACAAACGCTCCCAGTTTCACTGGTAAGTGGTTAGAAGGATTAGACCACGGACTCCCTAAACTTGTGGTTGAGGCTCGTAAATTGCAAAAAATACGAAGTGCATTTATAGAAAACATGATACTTGAGCATTCGCATAAAGGAAGAATACATGGTCAAATGCATCCGTTGCGTGGAGACTCAGGTGGAACTGTTAGTGGAAGATTTAGCTACAGTACACCTAACCTACAGCAAGTTCCTGCTCGTGATCCAATTCTTGGTCCACTAGTTCGTGGTTTATTTTTACCTGAAGAAGAACATGTTTGGGGTGCATTTGATTACTCTCAACAAGAACCTCGACTAACTGTGCATTATGCATCTAAAATGAATTTACTTGGAGCAGACGAAGCTGTTTCTGCATATCGACATGATGATGCTGATTTCCATCAGATTGTAGCAGACATGGCTGGTATTTCTAGAAAAGATGCTAAGGTTATTAACCTGTCGCTCAGCTATGGCATGGGAAAAAACAAATTAATTCAAGCACTAGGTATTAATGATCTAGAGGCTGAAGCTCTGTTTAATAATTACCATTCAAAAGTTCCTTTTATAAAGGAGTTAACTCTTTCTTGCTCTCGTAGAGCAGAAAACGTCGGGGAAATAACCACACTTCTTGGTAGAAAGTGTCGGTTCAGTATGTATGAATCAAGAAACGAGAAAACACAACCACTTCCGTTAGAGAAAGCGATAGAAGAATATGGACAAAATATTCGTCGTGCATTTACTTACCGTGCATTTAATCGTTTGATCCAAGGAAGTGCAGCAGATATGACAAAACAAGCCATGCTTGATTTATGGAAAGAGGGTATCGTCCCCCATATACAAGTTCATGATGAGTTAGACATATCCGTTAAAAATAAAGAAGAAAGCAGAAAGATTGTAGAAATAATGGAAACATGTGTTGATCTAGATGTTCCTTCCAAAGTTGATGCTGAAATAGGTGACACTTGGGGAACAGCTATGGTTGACCACAACAAATATTGGAGCAATTAAATGCAAGGAATAGATGAAAAATCTGCTGAAAGTTTTTTAGATAGAAATAAAACTATGTGGACATTGTATAAAAATGGTGGGACTATGGAAGAAATTGGTGCTAAGTTTGGTATCACAAAACAACGAGTACATCAGATTATAAGAAGATGTAAAATCGGTGATGGTGATTATTATGGTGCTGCTGATATCGAGAACAAACAGAAAATGCTTCATGAAGCAGACTATGCAGATTGGCTAAAAACTAAGGGTGTGAAAACAATTAGAACCTCTTGAAAGAGAGTGCTTTTTGGAGCACTGTTAGTAAAAATTTGACAGGAATGCATATCCAAAGGATTGAGACTGGGGGTACTGGCAGAGGTATCCCCGACTTCAACGCTTGTTGCGATGGTGTTGAGTTTTGGGTAGAATTAAAAGTAGTGAACTCTGGTAATAAAATTGGACTTCGCCCTGAGCAAGTTGGGTGGTTGATAAAGCGATCTAAAACTGGTGGTCGTTGTTTTGTTTTAGTTCGTACACCTAACGCAGAAATAAATTTATACAAAGGACAACACGCTAGAGAAATTGTAGACGAGGGTTTAAAGTTAGAACCAGAATTAAAATTAACTAAGCCTTATGATTGGGATAAATTAGTCCTTTACTTTTTAAAGTAAATGAGATAGAATGATTTGTATTGGTAATTAAGAAAGGAAAAATATGAATATATGTGACCAAGAAGTAACCCCTAACATAGCTGCAAAAAAGTTTTGGCAGGAACAATTAGAGGTAGGGTTTACAAATATTTGTACACAAGAGTTTGACTATCAAACTGGTGAGGACTATAAAAAGTTATCTCTTAACGAACAGAAAGCTATCGACAATATGGTGAGAAAACAATATTATC